CCCTCACTTTAATGTGAGTTGCGTTCTCTAATGTTTCTTCTAGTGTTCTCATGATTCAATTTTAATTAGATTTTTGATTAATACTTTAACTAACATCTCTTGATCAAATGTACTTCCTTCTCTTACTTTCCTGCCACCATAATAAAAGATTCCTTTTAAGTTATTTATTCTTTCATATACAATACCATCATTGAATGCCCATAAAATAGCTACAGGTAAATTACTCTGTACTTGTAACATCTGACCTCTTACTATCTTCCTCATTGAAACTATAACATCATTAGACTTTTCTATACTTTTATGAACTCCTTTAACTTCTGCAAATCCTACAAGACTTCCGTTATTATAAAGTGCTGCATCTATATGTGCATACTCAGGATGTTTAGCAAATGTCAATCCAAAATGATTAGCAAATGTTTTAAGGGTTTCTTGTTCCCTTAACTTATTTTCTTTGTTTTCAAACTTCATCTTTAAAACTTATTGTAATCTTTATTCGCTAATTGTTTTCTGCCTGACTTATCTTTAACTGTATTTTTCTCCCAAGTCCTAACACAAGCTCTCCAATCCTTCATCTTTCCCTTACCTATCATCCAACCTTTACTTTCATAGAAGTCTATAAAAGTATCAGCACAGACCTTGTTCTTTCTCTCATTGCAATACTCATGTACTTCTTCTACTGTAGGTTCCTTAAATCGCTTTATAATAGGCTTCTTGATCTCGTTAGGAAGTCCTGCTACATCCACAGGGCTAATACCTTCAATGTTATATACATCATACTTGTCTAATGCTTTTATAACTGACTGATGAACTCTTGAATTTTCATTTAAGTTTACATATTGGAAGTCAATAAAACTTGGGATAAACCATTTGTTACCTCCATCAAATATTTTTATTTGACTAGCCATTACAGTAACAGCTTCAGCTTCAGTTATCTTACTTCCTATCCTTATTGATGCTACCTCAAAATCAGTTTCCCATATACCTGCATGGGTACAATCATCTAATATGTATAGCCAAAATAGTTTGTATTTAGGAGCTAGTCCTCTTATGAAACCTTTCTTCCATTTGTCTGAATCGGTCATTCTCTTTGCCATGTTTGTGTTTTCTTTTAGTTAGTTAGTTTAAATATAGAGGGGCAGGAATAAGAATCCTACACCCCCCTAATTATTTATTTAAAAAGGTAATCCATCATCTACCTTTGGTTTGTCTGCTGTAACTTCTTTTGGTGGCTCATAAGTATTCTCATAAGCATAGTGAGTTGCTCCTTTCTCTGAAGGCTCTCTCCTTTCTGCTATTGTAATATTTACCCAACCTCTCTTAGACATCTTTTGCAAATCATCCATTTTGAAACTTGCGTTAAATAATTCTCCATACTGCGTAGTTACCTTTTTGATACTACTTACTACATAATTTTTTTCTGCCATTTTTTTATTTATTATTAATTATTAACTCTTTTTGTACTCTATTTACCTTCAAATATAACTCATCTATCTTTGATTCTAGCTCTTTCTTTTCATTTTTCAATGAAGATATTCTTTCATTTAACTCATCTTCACTTTCGGCTTCTAACATAACTGACTTAACTTTAATATACCTTCTTCTCTCTGCCTTATATACAGTAATGTACTTTTCGTGAGATTTAAGAGCAGCTATAACTGTTGAGTGATCTTGATTAGTTTCCTTTCCAATGTCCTCTAAAGTGTAGAAAAATATATTTCTCAATATAGAATAATAACATCTTCTTGCTTCAACTAAATCAGGAAATCTTCTTTTACTAGATATTAAACTCCAATCACAGTTGTACTCTTTTGATATTGTATCTTTTAATCTATTGTGTCTTACCTCAGTTAATTTAACTGAATTTCTACAGATAACTTTACTCTCCATCTCTTTGAGTTGTTAATGATTCAACAGCCTTAAATCCATTTTCCCCTTCAACTACAATCATATCATCTTTCAAATCAACTTCTATGATGTCAATAATATCTTTAACATCTACATTTAAAAACTGAGCCAATCTTTGCATTTGATAATATCTTAGATGATATGGATTATCTAAATACTTTTCAATAGTTGATCCTTTAATATTAAGTATTCTTCCAAATCTTTGTTTTGATATTCCTCTTATTCTGAGGATCGCTTCAAGTTCATTTCTTGAAGTTCTTACTTTGTCATAATCGTTTTTCATTTTAATATGCTTTTTCGTTAAACATTCCATTTTTTCTCATTGCTTCGTATTGATGTTTTGGATCAGAGTGAACTTCATTTTCTTTTATGTATCTAATAATTTCATCTGCATCTATATCACTAAGAATATCTAATGAGTTAATTATTTCATTCTGTTCTGAACTTGGTATTGAAGTGTAATGTAAGAGGTTCTCAATATATCCTATCTTCCACATCTCTGCTTCTAATGGTTTTCCATCAAGAACCTCATCCATCCAATCAGTCATTAGTTATCCATCTCATCTTCGCCCTTAATCCCTTCTGCATACAGTCCACAAATTTTTAGAACAGCTCTACTCATACCTCTTTTTTCTGCCATAGCAACAGGAAACTTCTTTCCTCCTCCCACTAAGTTATCATCACTCGCTTCTCCAAGGGTCATTATGTTTCTAACATCATGCTCTCCTGCTCCTGTTCTCATACTAGCAGTAACCCTCACAACTACCCAAACTCTTACTTTTTTTGTTTCAGGCTCAATTTCTCTTTCCATTTTTATAGGCTCGTATGCTACTTGTATGTTTTGTTTAGCAACAATCTTATCAATTCCTTCCCTTTTTATACACGCAAAACCTCTAGGGTCTTTATATACATCCTCCTCAGATAAGCCATTCTCTATAAATAATCTTCTAAGTTTTTCTTTTCTAGTTTCTTTTACCATAGTTGCTTCTTCTACCTTGTTTACTTTTTTCACTTTATTATTGATTTGATTAATACTCGGTTGTTGTGCAACATCATACATTGCATCTATTATTTTATTTCTTTCATACTCTGCCTCATCCACATATCTTTCTTGTCCTATTGGATGGTGTTTTTCCATAATATCTCTTGCATATTCTTGCTCTTGCAGTTTCATTTGATTAATACTCTCTTTTGGTTCTAAGTTGTATTGCATCTCTTCTTGCATTTGCATATACTCTTCTTTCATTCTTCCCATAATTGTGTTTTTTTAGTTTTAGTTAGTATTAGGTTTGTCCTAATTTCTGTGCAAATAAACAATTAATTTATTAAACCACAAAACTATTTACAATGTTTTTTAAAAATAATGTTAGAAAAGTTTATATTTAACCTAGTCTTTATCTTTAGCCATAGCTTTAACTTTAGCTTTATCTTTATCTTTAATGGTATTAAATACCATTAGATAAGGGTTTAGAAAGGGTTATTTAAGGGTTTAAATTTAGAAGTAATGTGTAAGTCTAGCCACCTGACCGCTTTCTTTATCGTGAAGGAATCCTTCACAAGCTCGTGGTACACCACAGAATCCTTTGCCTGAGTGCCAACTATCTGCTGAAGATGGGCTTCTCATATACTCAACTGTAACGCCTATGTAATCTTTAGCATCTAAGTATTTGTGTTTAATTTTATGATGTAAATGATGAAGATACCAATATCTATGAGTTGTTTCTGACCATTCTTTTGGCTTTTCATTAGCCATTAACAAAGGTAATTTATCCATTTTAGCACCATCTCCATGCTCTAATCCTATTAAATTCTTTCCATATTGATAGTATTTACGAGCCGAAACACTAACATCAAACCTAACATCATCTGCTTTTCTGAACCAAGATTTTAATGTGTGAGCTAAATGAAATCCACTTTGGTAATCGTGATTACTCATACTATGTAACACATCTACAGGAGCAATTTCTCTTAACATCTCTACGCATTTAACATAAAGCATTAAAGCGATCTCATAATGCTCCCACCATTTACCATCTGAGTCTTGAAATGTACCTTTTGTTGTACTTGACATCACATTATCGGTATGTAGAATATCGTTTCCTATACAGAATAACACCTTATCTATATCAAAACCCTCAGCCTTTTTTATAAGTCCTTGTACCCCCTCTAAAACTCGCATGACAGCAGTTTCACAGTCATATTCCTCTCCTGTTTCTAATGCACTAGCATACTTTCCAATATGAATATCTGCAGGATTTATTACGAGTAAATGATTTCCTTTTTTTCTTTTGATTTTTTCATAGTCAGGAGAATATCCTTCTATAAATTTGTTTACATTTTCAAAGATTTGCTGTTCATCTAAACCATAATCTTCTTTAGTAACTATTGAGAATCTATAATCTCCACTTGCTGATTGCCAATGCTTTACAGACACTACATCTTTTTGATCTATACCTCTGTCTGTTAAGTGTTGATTTAATGCAGAGTTGTCGTTTATATTATCTACTGACTTGGCTCTGTGTTTATAGATTAGATTTTCCTCATCCGTAGATAACCTTAATCTTCTTCCGTATTCTTTCATATTCAAATTTAATAAAAATTACCATAGATACAAAAAAAAAGTGAGAAGTTATTAACCTCTCACTCTTAACTACTAACTATTACCACTATGAAAACACTCAAAGAAGCAATGCAAATGTAATACTTTATTTTTTAATATCAGCAATTCCTTGACCTAATATTAAAACAAGCAATGCTTGAAATAACTGATTAGCAGTTTCAACATCTACACCTAAATATGTTACTAGGGCAGGAACTACTACTGAACTTATCATGTACCAAAACTTTTTTGATTTAATCATTTTACCTATTAGGTATTTTTCTAAAAACTTTTTCATCTTATTTAATTTAATTATTATTTATTTCTAATTCTTCATCAGGTTCTACATCTGTACCTTCGGCATTCTTTGCCCAACCTAAGAACGAATGTACACAATCTACAGGAAATAACTCGTGTATTCCGAAATCAATTTCTTCTGTAGTCATTAGGTCGTAAAATACTCCACTATAATATACAG